GCTCGCCTTTTTTCTCAGCTTCTTTAACTTTACGTTCAATTTCAGCTTCGTCTGACAGGTAACTTTCAGACAATTTCTTTCTAGCATATTCTTGTAAGTTCTGACCTAGGCCTTGCAAGCCCGTAGTTCCAAAGTCTTTGTCTTTAATAGCACCTGTAGTCAGGCCGTAGATTTGACCGGGAAACTGGATTAACTGACCAATGCCCGAGGCAAACTTAGCCGCAGGGTCGGTAAAGGCTTCTGAAGCTGAAAGCTTTTTAACAGGGCGTGATGTACCGCCAAACCTCTTAGCTAGTTCGTTTAGATTAACTGGTTCAACTTTGGTTGAAACACCGCCATACTGTTTTGCCAGTTCTTCTAGATCCATTATTTTGCTCCACTAGCTTTTTTAAACGCATCAGCCGCCGCTTGGGTTGGGAATGAGTGAACCATTCCTCCTGCCATAACAGTATATCCTCCAGCGGTTGGGGGTGCACTAGGAGTTGCGCTAGGAGGTGGGACGGCGGCAGGCAAACCTTTAGAGGCTAATGGGCCAATGCCATGCTTTGCATATTCTCTATTAATACCATCAAGTTTTTTAACGTAATCATCTTTCCACGCTTGCTTTTCATTTTTTTGAAACTGACGCATATCTTTTTGGTGTGCCTCGGTAGCGTCTTTCATTTCGTCCCTATATGCACCAAGCAATGCGGCATCTGTTTGACCAGTCTTGTTTCCATACACGCTTGCAACACCTTCCCGGATAGCGGCTAAACGATCTGGATTGGCTTTCTGAATTGCCTCTGCAATTTGCAAGGCTGGATTGATTCGCATAGCGCCAATTTTGTCACGCTCCATAGCAAGCTTCTTAAGCTCAAGATCTCTTTCCTGAGCCAACTTAAGCTTCTCTTGATCTGTTCTAGCCACAGAAATGGCCGCATCGTACTTCTGCTTGATAGCGGCTTCAGCGGCAACGTTACCTGTTTGAAACAGATCTTTCTTGTATTGATAACCAACATCTGACTTCCTCTGAGCCAGATCAATCATCTTGTCTGTCAGGGTGCTCTGTTCTGTTTCACGGGCTTTTTGCAACGCTCTTTGGCGAGAAGCGCCAAGAGAACCAGACTCAGCAGATGTGCGTCCACCGCCTATGGCAATCTGTTCTAAGTACTCCATCATTGCGTCATAGCCCGGTTTTGGGCCTGCAAGCTTCTCTTTACGTGCTTGGTTCTCAGCAATTAAACGGTCAATCTGCGTTGTATCTGGAGCGCCCATTTCAGCCCTTTGACGCTCAACAGCGGCCCGTCGTTTATCTTCTTCGTTTACACGCATAGATTCACGCAGGATGTCCTCTGCGCTTCTTGTGTCTGGAGGTGGGCCGCCTTCTTGGAAAGCAACCACACCACCATGTGCATAGGATTCTCCTACATTAGAGGCAAGGCTATCAATGCCTTGAGGCTGTTCTTTAGGCTGTGGTGTTCCAAGGGGTAGTGTAGGGGGCTTTTGCTGTAAACGCTGTTGTTCACGAACCTGCTGAAGCATACGAGCCTGCAAAGCTTGCTGTGCCAGTTGCTGGGTATTCTGTGCAACAGTAGGCATGTTTGTAGGAATCTTTAACGCTTGGTCAACCCCAGCAGATTTTTTGCCTTGAGCAATGTCGTTTAAAGCCATAAGCTGACGCAGATCGCTAGGGATTCCACCATTTTGCTTTCTGTCTTGGTCAACTTTTTGAGCTAAAGGCGCAGGATTGCCTTTATACGCCGAGGCAATCTGATTGACGGATGGTGGTGTAAACATTTAGATATCCTTAAGAGATAAGGCCAAGGTTCTTTAACAAAGCATTAACGGTGGAAGCACCTTGAGAAGCTTTCAACAACGCAGAAGGCTCAATACCCTGATAGCTCTGAGCGGCCAATGGTAAGCCTTGCAACAAGGACTGTTGGTACTGAATCATCTTATAAGGATTAGCCCTAGCTTCTTCAAACTGAGCCTTGTCTGCGGCAATACCTTCAGACTCAATACCACGTTGTTGACCACCAGCGGTCAGTTGTGCATTGAGTTTATTAATGTCAGCCTGACTCTGTTGAACACCAAGAGAGCCTTGAGCTTGCGCGGCTTGTAGGCCTGTCTGTAGACCCTGCAAACCGAAACCTGCACCGTACTGAGCTTCTTGCATCTTACGAGTTTGATCAGCATTGAACTGCTGGGTAGCTTTGTCATAAGCATTGGCGTATCCAGTGCCCGTGATGTTGGCTAGGTTGCTACCCAAATTACGCTGGGTTTCAGCGTCCAGAATGGCTCCGCGTGAACCACCAAAAGCACCTGCCTGAGTCATTTTGGCGGCATTTTGTTGCTGAGTAACCTGAGACTGACGGCGAGCTTCATCTAATTGAGGCTTTAAAGAAGCCTCCAAGTAGGGGTTCATGTAGTTTGTAGCCTGTGCGGCATTAAACGATGTGGTTGTGGGTGAGTAAGCTAATTTTGATGCATCTGTAGCAATAGTCCCAGCAGTTGTAGCCGCATTACCAATGCTAGACGGTGTCGTAAGACCGGAGGCAGTGCTAAATGCACCAGTCTGCAAAGGAGACTCGCCCGCAGATAGCTGACCCATGTATGCCTGATAAGGCATGTTAGCCAAGGCTTGGCCTTGACCAAGCATGTTAGTTACATATGGGCCTGCCCAGTTGGATAGGTTAGATTCAACACCTGTAAGGCCTGCGCTGTAATTTTTAGCGGCTGTTGCACCGCCTTCTTGAAAATGTTTAACAGAACCACCATTAGCATAGGCTTGGGCCAAACCACCGGGCATGAATTTATCAGGATTAATCTTCTTGCCTTGTTTTTTGTTTCCAGTACGTGCCATACGAATTTTGTCCATCATTTGGTAAAGTTTCTTAGCTCCGGCATCCGAGTTGCCGTTACCCATGTGGGAAACTACATCCGCAGGGATAACAAACTCACCGTGACTTAGAGCGGCAGGTTGATCACGACCAATCCTAGCGGGCAGTTTGTCTGCCATGCCATCTGTATTGCCTTGAAGGTAACGACCTTTAGCCATAGCAATTTCTCCGCCGTCGGCGTATCCTAAATAACCACCTGTAGCCCTATACAAGTAGCTATCTTGTTGTCCTATACCTAAAGCGGCATCATATGCCGTCTGAACATCGGCCACATTTGTGCCTGTAGCCTGTGCCACTTCGGCAGGGGAATAGCCTAATGCTTGCATTGTTTCAGCAATACTCCGTGTATCACCGGATGCAAGTGCGGCTTGTGTTGAAGGATCAGCAAAGTACTGATAGATCTCACTAAGCTTGGCTGAGTTGTCGGGCGTGGTATTTTGAACAACCGGAGCGGCGGGTGTTTCTTTTACAACGTCAGCCACTGGAGTGGGGGTTGCTACAACGTCAGCCACTGGATTAAAAACTGGGGGTTGTACAACATTGTTGCTAACAGGAAAGTCTTGAGTGCCCGCCGCAGACTTGGGATTGGCTACATAACCTGTCTCTTTTGCGTACTGATTAGCTTTGTTGATATCTCGCTGTTCAAGTCCTGTGGCCTTTAATGCCGCCGCAATTTCTTCAGGTGAATTACCTGCGGCTTGATAGTCCAAGATATTCTTGTACAACTGATCTAAACCCATGTCGTTGATGATTGCGTACTCTTTACCAGCAGAAGCTGATAGTGCGTTTAAACCACGGGCAATATCTTCATCGTTAACCCTTGCGGCTTTCATGGCGGTTTGGATTTGATCGTTTGTTGCGTATGGGTTTTTTCCAATCCAGTCAGCAATTTTAAAGTTTAACTCTTGCAAACCTTGACCATGAGTTAAACCAAACTTGGTGTAATCTGAAAATGTTGAAGTGCGAAGAGCTTCTTGCAAATCTTCTTGACTTACACCAAATTGTTTCATGACGGCGTTAATTTGATCAAGACTTGCACGGGGATTATCAATAAGATATTGATTAATATTGTTCAAATATTGAGCAGGAGTTAAACCCGCTTTCATGGCATCTTGATAGCCTTTAGAGCCTAGATTTTTGGTAATGGTATCGTTACCTTTGGCTCCTGTAATTGTGTCAACAGTTGTCCCGCCTTTGATTGTGTCAACAGTTGTGCCACCTTTAATGGTGTCAACACCTGTGCCGCCTTTAACCGTTGTGACACCCGCGCCACCAGAAACAACTTTTGTACCGCCGGGAACAACCGTTGTACCACCGGAAGTTACAACTGTTCCTCCGGGGGTAGTTGTGCCGCTTAAATTAGCACCAGCCGCAGAGCCAGAAGTGCCAGATAAGTTAATAAAAGGATTTGCTCCGGGGTTTGCTGTATAACTTACATCACCGCCATAATCAATACCGCCTGCGCCCGGACGGTATCCCTGTGCACGGGTAAGGGGAGCGGCAATCATGGAGCGAGAAGCGGCTAACGCAGGTATGCCCCCTTGGTAGCCTGTCTTTTTATCAGCGTCTGTACCGCCGCCAAAGGCACTGGTTAAAGCACCTGCCGTGGCTAACCATGCTTTGTTGTCGGTTGCAAACTTCTTTAACCCGGCTATGCTAGAGGATAAATCAGTAGCAATAGGTGTTTGATTAACAAAAACATCACCGCGTTTAACAGGTGAGTTAGCGTCACCAGCAACATTTGGGTTGGTATTTGGATCACTTGCTGGATCTATAAATGTACTTGTACTACCGGGATCATACTCACCAAAATTTAAATCAACAGACATATTTAACCCCTTAACATTCTTGCAAGAGCATCTATATCAGCAGATGCTAAGTTTTTAGGCGCTCCAAGCGCCCGTAGTTTGTAAGCTGTATCCCCGCCAAACAACTCTTCCATCAATTTTATATTGGCATAGGGATCTTGGCTAGGCATTGGTGCGTTTAAACCAAGATTTGCCAAAGACTGTTCTGCGGTCTTTGTGCCCGGTACGGTAACTTTAGGTGTGACGGTTGCAGGAACAACAGTTTTAGTTGGGGTGACAGTCTTTGTGCCGCCCGGTGTAACAGTCTGCAAGATGTCATTGAAGTCAATATCGGGGAACAGCTTATCAATATCATCCGGAGTCAATTCATCAGGGATGTCTGATTTAATCGTTTTGGTTCTGAGGTTTGAGATGTACGGTGCAGGACGGTCGCCTGTAATAATCAACTCCTCAGGAGTGTCTGCTGGAATTACATTTCCCTTAGGCGTGTCTGTGGTGGGAACCATAAAGTCGCCAAGTCCTGTAGGCCTATCGCCAGTTACGGTAACAGTTCCCTCATCTGCGGTTGTCTGACCTCTAAGCAAAGTCTCAAGTTCCGCAGAACCTTGAATGTCATCCATATTGGCTTCAAGGAACTTAGCCAAATCGCCTTGCGACATGCCTTTAATGTCTGCGGCTGGATACATCTCATTGATTAAATTAAGAATACCTGCCGTTGTTCCATCATCAGAAGCTGGCTGGTTTAAAACTGCATCTTCAATCCTGTTTAAACGTGCTGTTTCTCGATTTGCATCACGTTCCGCCTTTTCGGTTGCGGTTAGACTGCTAAAGTCCGTTCCTTTAGCTAAACCTGTAATAGTGTCAAAGATTTTTTTGTCATCACCGCTACCTAAAGCTTGAATTGTATTAACGCCTTTAAGCACATCGTTGGTGGTAAAACCTGTATCACCAATATCAAAGTTAGTGGTTACATAAGGGGAGGCAAGATTTACCGCTCCTGCTAATGTAGGATCTTTAGCAAAGTTAATTGCTTTATTAACATCACTAAGAGTAAAGCCTGTATTACCAAGCTCCATAGCTCCAGCACCACCTACGCCACCCTTTAATGCGCCTGTGAGGATGTTTTGATCAGTTAAAGCGGCGTTTACACCACCCGCTAAAGCACCGCCAGCACCAGCCGCCGCTGTACCTGTAAGTCCAAATAGACTGTTCCCAAGAAACGCTCCGCCACCACCCATCGTGATTGCACCCATAATCAATGGGCCAAAAGTGTCCCAAAATGTATCAGCCTCTTGTGATTTTCGTGAACCTTGAAAGACACCTTCTGGATCATAAAAATAATCCATGCCATCTTTTGCTTGCGTAAAACCACTTAAAACTTTATCACCGAGAATAGGGGTGGCATCCATGCCTTGACCTTCATACCCAATGATAGGTTGGTCTTCTCTTGCCGAAAAACCTTCGCCTAAATCATTGGTAAGGTAATCAATAACGTCCCCAGCCTCACCAGATTGTGTAATACGTTGTGTAGTACCGCCTTTTTCGGCGTACATCTTTTTAAGTTCTTCTAGTGTTATTGCCATTATCCGACCTTCCAATTTGTGCCATCGGAATATACAGGTACAGCAATAGCCCCACCAGCCGCAACGGTAGCCCCAAACGCTGGGCCTAAAGCATCAGTAACAAAAGACCTTGCGCCCGTGCCAGATGTAACTGCGCTAGGTAACGTAGCCACTGTGTAATTTGTAAAAGGCGGGATAATGCTGTTTGTTTTTAACTGATTCAAAATAGAATCAATCCTGTTGAAGTACAGGCGAAGCACGTTGTTTAGCTGTTCGGTATACCGCCGGTCATACTCAATTGGAGACAACGGCAAGTTAGGCGAAGCTACCTGATTAAGTTCAAAGTCAGAAGTGACAATTAAAGTCATTATCTGCGCCCGTCTGGTTTAATGTCGATACGGGTAGCACCAAGTTGCCACGTAGTGCCAAGGGTATCAGACCCTGCTTCAAATATAATCTGGCGGCCACGAACCCTAGTGTTTACTTGACCCGTAAAACCTTCTGTAACTACGTAGGAAGCGCCAGTTAATTTATCCACATCGGCAGTCACAGCAGTGCCCGTACCTGAACCTGAGTTTTGCATGGGGTACAAAGTCAACGTAAGTTGCGGAGTTACACTTGCAGAAGACCCAGCAAATGTTAAGTCAGGCAACATGCGCCAAATAAATCCAAACTTATCTCCGTCGTCAATGTCAAACTCAGAAGAAGAAATATAGGCCACAATGGGGGCTGGCGTTGTAAGTTCATTATCATCTACGCCAAACTCATGGAGCACAATATATCCGTTGTATGTGGCGGCAATTGGGTAATCTTGAATACCAGAGTCTAACCAAGCTGTGCGGGCCATGTTGCCGTAATACCACACACCTTTACCGCCTGCTGGGTTTGTTTCAAGATAGTTAAATATCACGTACTTGTCAATTAAAGTGCTACCCTCAGAGCAATAGAACCACCAGACTTCGTTAAAGCCCTCGTTAGTACTAGCAAACACTTGAAGGTTTTGGCTTAAATCAATGTCTTGATAAATGTACTTACGCAAATCACAGTTTAATGTTTGGATGCGTCCGTCATACATGTAGAACTTATCTATGCCCATCCAGTACACAATACCAGACGCTTGAGCCACTGCGTTAGGGCCAAGAATAGAAACGTTATCACCTAAAAGCTGAACGCTCCACACCACTGGTGAGCCTTGATACTGTAAAGAATAAACCGCAGAATCAGTCCAAACTACAATCTCTTGACGGGTCTGGATAGCCGCAATAATTTTTGAGCCATGAGACAAGCGAATACTACCTGCTTGGTTGGTTGCAGAAGGTGTCCAATTAATGGCTGATTCTTGGTCACACCAACGAATTAACATAGGGTCTTGAAGCGTACTCCCATAGTCATTACAAGCAAATGCAAACACAAATCGGCTGGCATCGGATATAAAAATTAAGTTCTGCACTATCGGTACATCAGACGCACCGCTTAAAGATTCTAAAGGTATACCCCTAACTGATAAAGATTGAGTGCCGGATTGAGTACCTGATGTGTTGACAATAGTAGATAGCGTATAAGTTAAACCGGTTGGTGTACCCGCAGTGGTTACAACACCAGCACCACCAGCCGTTGTGGATAGTGTAAACGTGGTAGACCCGTTGGTCGCAATGATGAAATATGTCGTTGGATTGGCATAACCTGTAATTGTTCCTGTGCCGCCGAACACACCGCTAATGGTAATAGACTGCCCAACTGCCAGCGCAGGAGACATTGCAGTACAAGCAAACTGCCCTGCAATGCCAGTAATTGAGACTCCAGTTAACGTAGTAGTAGCACTAGATGCCGTTGCAGATGTACGCAAAGTTAGTATTGTGGTGGATGCAACTGTGTCTACGTAATAGGTAGTGTTTGCAATCAAACCTGTAGGCAAAGCTCCAGTAGTTATTAATTGAAGTGCATCTCCAGCTACTAAATTATGGGCGGTAACAAACGTTAAAACGGCAGGGCTAGAAATAGTGACTGTAAAATCTTGGCCGGGTAATTGAACGTTGGCGTTCCAGTAATATATGGTACTGCCCATAGCGGCAAAGATTAAGTCTTCACCAAAATTAGACTGTGACCACAGTTGTATTTGAGCGCCAGTAATTTGATTAGTTCCCCAGCCACCGTTACCCCAACCGCCACCACCCCAGCCAGTAAATGGCGTTTGCACTTCTGTAGCTAAGTTAATTTGATACGTAGCCACAGCAACTGCACCACCGCCGGGGGATCCAGCCGCATCAGCCGCAGTAGCAGTTGGCGCTGTCGTAATGGTGTATTGATTTAAATCAATGACCGTAATTTGATACTCTTGGTTTAAAACTGCGGCGGTAATAGCTCCGCCAAGACCTGTAGCACCGTTAAAAGTTACAAAAGAATCAGGTGTACAACCATGATTAGTATCAAAAACAGTGATGATTCTGGAGCCATTTACCGCAGTAAACGGGCTTCCTAAACTAGACGCCCCCAGCATGGGGTTAACAATTTTCCGAATGGGAGTTATGTCAAAGAACACACCACCTTGATTAATGTAAAACTTTAGGCTTGTTCCAGTACCAATAAGACTCTCACCAGCCAGCGTTACCCAATTCCATAAAGAACGGCATACACCTAAAAAAGTTAAGTTTGAGAATTGCGACCAACCGCCAATCTTTTCGGGATTACCTTGACGGAAACGAACCTTGTCGGACTCGTACCAACCCCCTTCGTTTGCGTAACGAGTGTTCTCCCGGTTTACTCCCGGCCTCAGTGCAAGCTTCTTAAGTGTCATTGCTTAATCCAACAAAGCGCACTCAGCCGTGCGGCGTTTAAACAGTCCCGGCAGTACCTTACCGCCACCTTTAGTCCAGAGCATTAGTTGTTCTTTTGCGCCTTCCCAATCATTGGCATTGATTTTCCTCTTTAACGTAGATGTTTGCAAGCGTCCAGTGCCCAAATTGTAGGCAAAGTCCACGATGGCGTTGCACCTGCGTTCGTCCAGAATTAGGCCGGGGCAGTTACGTAGAACGCCGGGCAGGTAAGTATGCTCAAGCTCAATCATCAAAAGAGCGTGAGCCTCTTCCTGACTCATTGGTGCATCTTCTAGCGTTACCTTGCGCTTGTCTGCGTAGTAGGTAGAACCATAGCCAATCGTGGCTACGTTGGCAGGGCACAAATACGGCTTGGAGCGAAAGCCCTCAAACCGTTTACACATCTCTGCGGCTAGTTCTAAGTTCATAGCCCGCGCTGTTTAAGAGTTCTATCAAGGAACCAATAGTTAATTGTTCCAGCCAAAAGTGCCGAGAAGTCAGGAGACATGAACAGTCTAAACACTTCAGTTGGGTCAAGGCCAGTTCTAAAACCCGTCCACGCATACCAAAAATGCACAAAAGACCACACCAAAAGAATCCAGTACGTAACAACAGGACGAACAGATGCAGACAAACTAGCCGCCCAGCCACCTGCGGCTTTGACCATTGTTGCTTGTTGTTCTATGGCAGACTGAAAGGCATCCATTACGCCTACGTCAATAGCGGCTTCGCGTTGTGCCCCAATCTCAGCCAGCTTCATCTGACCCCTAATTTGCTCCAGTTCACACTGGCGGGCAAACATAAGCATCTCATGCGACCGTTCGTTCTTCTTGTCAAAGAACTTGAGAACCTCAGGAGCCAAGCGAAAGATACCGCCTAATGCACCACCTAAAATACCGCCAAAGACTTCAAACATAGTTACTCCTAGTTACCTGCCACATCTCTTTGTTTGCTGACAAAACTCCATCAACTCATACAAACCGAAGGCCAGCATCATCAACAAAAAAGCAACCGCTGTAATCCCAGCCGCCAATTCAGCCTCACTCTGCGCTTTGGCTTTACGCTTTTTATCCTCTGCTTTTGACTGTTTGGCAAGGTAGGCATCTTCGGCATCCATCTCAGCCGCTCGTGCTTTGATCTTATTCCAAACGTCAATATTGCCTGTCTGCATATACAAGAGTTGCAACTGAGCCTCCAGCTTGGCAGTCTGCATCAGTGCATTTTCTATCTGCATTGCCAGCGCAAAGTTAGACTTATTGCCTGACCGCTTTGCATCAACCATCGCCTTGGTCGCAACGCTCTTAGCGTCAAACATACGCGCAACCATCACGCCTAGGCCGCCTAGGTCGTTTGCCACCTTTGCCGCTTTCTTAACAAGCGATATGGCGCTTGTCAAACCTGCTAGGGCTGTTAGAGGGTCAATCATTTCCGTTCAACCTTTTGCCACTCAAGGCATACTACTTTGCGGTTATAGACATCTCCTGTCCAAGCCCAGCGTACACAGCGGTATTCATCTTTCTTTTTTTGACTGGATGTTTGCGGCACTAGCATAAAGATTACCAACAGCCACTTCATACATCACGACCAACTCCATGCAATCATGTACGTGCCAAAGATGACGAAGGCCGCTATACAGGCCGCCGCAATGAATGCTTCAGCCCAGTCCCACATGATTAGGGAGCGTCAGGCCAAGTAATTGTCCAAGGGAAACCTGCTTGACCTGTGATGTCACGCAGTGCTTGGCGGTATGTGGCCCATGCAGTTTTATCTACAGGCGAATCAGATAGTTGCGTCCAATCACAGTCTTTCAACTTTTGATTGCGTTGCTCACGCACTTTTACAGCTTCCTCTGAATCTGGTATTTGAGTAACAACCCAATTTGTTAACCATTGACCATTGGATTGAACTGGTGCGCCAACATGGGCACGTTCACGTTGAGCATTGATTGTAGGTTTGTCAATCAATTGCACTTCTGCGTAATCAGACATACCAGCAGAGTCAAGCTGTATATCGCCAATGTGTCTTGGATATTCAGAAGTTGAAAGTTTGATGTATGTGGTCATAGTGTTGTTACCGATGAAGTTAGTGTAGACGTTGCAGAAGTTAATCCAGAAGTTGCGGGTGATACTGTAGAAGTTGATGATGTCAATGTAGATGCTGCATCTGTCATTGAAGAAGAAGCATCTCCTAATGAAGAAGAAGCATAAGTTAATGAATATCCACCAACTGTATAAGTGCCTGTCAAAGAACCATCGCTAGGCAATTTTGCAAACAGAAAAGCGTTTGTTCCACTAATACCTGAATATCCACCAATATAGATATTATTAAAATTATCTATTGCTATTGACCTGCCAATGTCAGTACCGCTACTACCTAACCTTCTTTGCCATTGGATTGTCCCGCTAGTGTTGTATTTTGCAATTTGGAAATCATATGTACCAGAATTATTTGAAACACCAAAAAAATAAGGATTTCCAGAAGAATCTACGGCTACTGAATAACCAACATCAGATGCCGAACCACCACCCAATCTTCTTTGCCATTGAATTGTTCCGCTAGAGTTATATTTGGCAATATTAAAGTCATCGTTTGGAAAATTATCAAGTTGTCCGCACATAAAAACATTGCCAGATGAATCTGTTGCTACGCCAAACGCATAGTTACTACCGCTACCGCCCAAATATCTTTGCCATTGGATTGTTCCACTACTGTCATACTTTGCTAATTGCATATCGTATGTGCCAGAATTGTCTGAATACCCGCAAACAAAAACATTGCCAGAAGAATCTACTGCTATTCCCTTCCCAACATCAGTACTACCAGCTAACTTTCTTTGCCATAAAACTGTGCCATCTGTGTCGTATTTAATTATTTGAAAGTCACTGACATTAGGGACTCCCAAAACATGAACATTGCCAGAAGAATCTACAGCAACCGAGTTTGCAGTTCCTACAAAATTCTTTTGCCATTGAATTGTTCCGCTTGTGTTGTATTTGGCTACTTGAAAATTGCCATTTGAAACGCCACAAACATAAACATTACCAGACAAATCTACGGCTATTCCATTAGCAGTATCACCAGAACCACTACTTAAAGTTCTTTGCCATTGAATTACGCCAGCAATATTGTATTTAGCTATCTGGAAAGCATTTACGGCACTTATTTTTGAGGACCCGCAAATGTAATAATTACCAACGGTATCTACTGCTACTGAGTGTGCATTGTCTGTGTCAGAAGCATCATTAAGAAAGCCTATCCAATACGGATCGTATCGGGGCCATTGACCTAGTTTCTGATAGTTAGCTTGTTGATTAAGCGTCCACACCCCACTTGCTGACGAAGTCGATACAGTTGGAGGTATCTTGGTAATAAACCCGCCGGGGTACTGATTAGACATTTGTTACCTCAATCCAAGATGTTGTTGGCTCGTCCCAAGTGTACCGCTTGCCGTTATCAGGGTACGGTGTTGGGGCATCCCATGTCATTGTTTCTTCGTTACCAATCCAACTGGGGTATGGCTTACGGGCTTGATGCTCGGCAGTTTTTAACGCTTGGTACTCGTTCTCAGTCAAAACCTGCAACACACCAGCAATGTTTGTATCTACGTCATCATCGCAAGTGCCATAGTATTTAGGCGCTCTTAAATATGTGCCGTTTGCCAAAAGTCCAATGGGCCATGTAGATTTATCTTGCCATTGATGCTGAAAACCCTTAATCGCTGGCATGGATGGGCCTGTGCGTTGTGGCTCAACAGTACAAGGTATTTTTGTGACCGCGTCTACTTCAGTTATACAAATGTGCTTCATACGTTTCTCTGTTTAAACCGGAACTTTACGGATGGCGCGAAAATTAAATGGGAATGTTTTGTTATCTGAACCATCAGCACCATTACCAAAATTTTTCATGTACGCATTAGTTGTTGATGTTTCATTACTGCCAACATAATTTGCACCAGAAATAAAATCTTGTCCGCCTGCAACTTGAAAAGCTGTAGCTGTTGTTTGTGCGGGGTTACTAGCAGGATTACCACCAGAATAATTACCAGCTCTAGTCGGTACTGAATAAGGATTTGCCCCAAAAGAACCATCATTCCCTGCTGTAGATGGTTTTAAATTGAAATAACAAATTTCCAATTCAAATTTAGCTGGCAAATACCAATCTGTAAATCCACCAATGGTGAGGTCATTACAAAAATGAGCAATTGGATAAACAGTGGCGTTTCCATCAGCAACCATATCTGCTGTGTTTTGCGCCCCGTTAACAGTGCTATCAGCACCGGGTGTTGCTGTGGCTACATTTTTCCAAGCCAAATAACCTTCACCCGTTGCAAAGGGTGACACAACTAAGTTGTAATCAGCTATACCATTTCCAGCAGTCGAGATTTGACCTGCAAAAAAACCACCACCATATGCCTCACCAATAGCTGGAACAAATCCGGGCCAGTTCTGCGCCCCAATAGCTTGCATCTGCTGTCTTGATGTCCAAATTCCTGAATAATTAGGCATTGCTTACCCCCGTGTTAACGGATCAAAAGGTCTGTTCGCTATTTCAATTTCTTCTGGGGTGGCATCTCGCACCACCCAAGTCATGCGCCACTGCCCATTAACCTGCTCTGGCACACCTTCTACACATCGTTGCGTTTCTCTATTAAAAGCAGGGGCATCAACCCATTGCACAATAGCATACTCACCCGCAGGGTCAAGCGCAAGATCACCAGCATGGCGAGGATACTCATTGGTTGAAAGTTTGATGTAGGCGGTCATATTGTTGTTACTGATGAGGTTAATGTAGAGGTTGCCTCTGTCAAAGTAGTTGCCGCATCAACCAAAGTAGATGTAGCGGCTGTTAGTGTTGAAGTCGCTTCTGTCAAAGTTGTTGCTGAATCCGTGTAAGAGGATGCCGCATAAGTTAAACTTGTACCAGCAACTGTGTATGTCCCAGTTAAAGAACCGTCGTTAGGTAGTTTTGCAAACAAAAACTTTCTTGCGGGGCTAATATCTAAATAGCCGCTAATATATAAAGTACCAGCGGTGTCTATTGCCGCACCCCATCCGTAACACGCCCCACTAAGGGTTCTCTGCCATTGGATAGTTCCAGAAGAATTATATTTGGCAATGCTGAGGTTGCCAGTACCATTAGACCAGCATACATAAGCATTGTCGCTACTGTCTAACGCAATTGAATGTGAGCCATAAACCGAATCAACGGCACCATCACCAAGTTTTCTTTGCCATATTACAGTTCCAGAGGAATCGTATTTGGCAATTAACATATCGTAGTTACCCGATACATTTGTTTGACCTGAAACAAACACATTCCCACTACTGTCTATTGCTGCGCCATAACCAAACTCAGAATTAGCACCACCTAGTATTTTTTGCCATTGGAGTGTTCCAGAGGTATCGTATTTGACTAGGAGTAAATTATTATTTCCTGCGGCTTGTGAAAATCCACAAGCATACACACTAGAACCAGCGGCAACACCATAAAAATAATCATCACCAGAAGCAGGGCTAAGTCTTCTCTGCCATTGGATTGCACCAGAAGAATCATACTTGGCAATTTGAGGGCATATATTACCGCCACCATTATAAGTTTGAACTCCCGTGACATACGCATTACTGCTACTGTCTACAGAAATTCCAAAACCTACATCATTTGAGCTTGTATTACCAAGCCTTCTTTGCCATTGAACTGCGCCAGAAGAATTGTATTTAGCTATTTGGAAGTTACGGCTTGGCCCATCGTCTGAACTTCCAATAACATAAACATTCCCACTAGAGTCAAGAGCTATGTCGTTACCCTTATCAGATGACGTTGCTCCGCTAAGTGTTTTTTGGAATTGAATAACACCAGAAGTGTCGTATTTAGCTAGTTGGAAATCATTTGAACTTACGCCATTGTCGTGGCCACCAAAAACATAAACATTAAAATTACTATCTACGGCTATGCTTTTAGCAGTATTTGGGTCTGTACCGCCAAGCGCACCAATAAAATAAACTACAGGAGATGCGCTGTTACTTGCCGCACTTGATACGCTTGGCCCGTAGGCATTGGTAGCTACAACCGTAAGCGTATAAGATGTACCAGCAGACAAACCACTAACGGTAATTGGAGAAGATGTACCTGTGCCCGTAAATCCACCGGGTGATGAGGTAGCTGTGTAACCTGTAATAGCCCCGCCACCCACATCAGCAGGCGCTGTAAAAGTTACAGATACTGAAGAAGCCCCACCCGTAGCCGTACCAATGATAGGCGCATCAGGTACTTTCAACCCGTTATAGGAAGCGGTAATGAACCCGCCAGAATAGCGATTGGACATGAAGCCCCCAATTAATTAATTTCTTCAAAAGAAATCGTAGCAACCAAGTCACCAGCCGCACTAGCAAGCGCACCGATTGACCTGTCTTCCAAAAGATAGAACGCTGTGGTTTTGTCGGTCACAATCAATGAAGCATCCGCAGGGACAGAAATGGTTGACGCTATGGCTAATGGCGTACCGCCCAAAGCTGCCGCAGAGTAGATATTAACTGTGACATCAGCCGCAGATGTTCCATCAATGTTAGCAATCACAATGGAGTTGATCTTAAAGACCTTGCCACTTGATGCCGCATTTGATGCGAGTTGAGTTGCAGTCGTTAAGACAGCCGCTGACAGAGTGTTGCCAACGATGTTGGTTACTGCAACAATATTAGGATTTGCCATAATTTTTCCTTAAAAACCAAAGATCATTGCAAACGCAATGGATTTGCCCGCTGTAATGCCCGCCGCTGCAAAAGAAAGAGTACCAGCACCATCAGTAACAATGGCCTGACCGCTTGAGCCGTCTACACCGGGTAGTGTAAACGTTATATTAGTAGCAACCGTGCTGGGAGCTTGAAGAGCTACATACTGACCGCCTGTTGTATCTTCAAAACGAACATCACCTTGTGCAGTGACGTTAACTTGTGTAGCTACAACTGTGCTTGGTGTGGTTGCACCAACAGAACCATTTAATGGGCCAGATAAACCTGCCGCAGTTAAGATAGTACCGTTAAACGTCAAGTTAGCAGAACCAGCCAACGCGTTTGAACTGTTGAACTGAACTTGTGTGTTTGAACCGCCAGCAGCAATAACTGAAGTGGCCACTTTTACATAATCAGTGCCGTTGTAGTAGACAAAACATTTTTCACCAACTGCAATCGACACGCCTGTCTGAGCAGCTGCTTTAAATGTCACTGCGCTTGTAGCGCCTGCGTGATCCACCATGTACAGTTTGCTGTAGCTGGGGGCTGTAATAACTTTGGTAACAGTTTGCGTACCAGTAATACGAATTACCATGTACTGGGCTGTGGTTGAAGTTATTGCGTTTCCTGATGAGCTACCCGTAGTGTTTGCCAAAGTAATAGCGCCATCACCTGCAAAAGATAATGTGCCAGCAATTGCAATGTCAAGGTAATCAGTAATACCGTAGTTGACTGTATCACCCCACGTACCAGAAAGTGTTCCCTGTGTGGGGGTGACTAAGCCCAAAAGAGTTGTTGTTGCTGCCATGTTCGTTCCTTACGAAGTGTTTATATTTTGCCAAATTGTTGACTGGTTGTCATCAATTAATTTCCAGTAAACAGCTACCACATTTCCAACACTGCCGCTTGCCAAATTACCTGTCAAACTATGTGTCCTAATCACCCCCATAGTCCCTATAGCGCCTGAAGCGGATATGCCAGTCAATCCTACAGTTATTACATGAACTACGGTTCCAACAGAAGCCAACGCTTGGTTGGAGTTTAGCGGCACAATAACTTGGCTTGCTTGACCAAAAGCCTCATTGCCAGTTAAACCAAGAGTATTTGTAACTCCAACTGTACCTACATCCCCAACTGCTCCAACGCCTGTCAGCGCTTTAGTGGCTACATATACTACAGACCCAACTTCACCAGAAGCGCTAACACCTGTTATAGCAATAAAACGTTCAGCAACAGTAACGCTACCTACAGCGCCAACAGCGCTAACGCCCGCACCGCCATATTCTTCAGTAAATCCTAAACTAGAGCCGCCCCACGGATTATCGCCCCAAGCCCCTTGGCCCCAGCCAAAGCCAACTAAACCTGTTGCGCTAACACCCGTGAGCGCCAAATCAAAGTCATTGGTGCCCCATCTGCCGTCGCCCCACGCTTCGGAACCCCATGCGTTAGCCATACACTATCTTTAAGTTGTAGCAATACGCAACAACGCAGCAGCAGTAGTATTAGCAGGCATAGTCAATGTAAACGTACCAGCAGTGATTGTTTGAGAGCCAAAAGTGTGTACGCTGACAGCCGTATTACTTTGGGTAGAGTTATAAATCAACACTGCGTCAAACGCCGTTGCCAAAGTCACGGTTGTGTATGTAATTGAAGCCGTAGGCGTTGTAAATGCAGTGCCAGCGGTTATAGAGGTATTGGTAGCAGTTGGAGCATTCCATGCAGGGGAGCCTGTAATCGTTACGCCGCCAGCGGTATAGCCAGTACCAGACACTTCATTAGAAGCGCTGTATGCTGTAGTGCTTGCATTTACCGTAGCAGAAGTTAAGTACAGCGCCGCTTTAAACGTATCAACAGTGGGCGAGGTCAAACTGGTGCGCGAAACAAGCGTAATTGAGCCAAATTGATGCCCGCCATTGAGCAGTTGCCCTATGAACGATGTGCACATTGCTTGAGTATTTGCCATGATGTTTCCTTATGTAAGAGATGCTGCTTCAGCCGAAAGTGTGACTGTTTGCTTTAACTGAACATGCGCCGAACGGTGAACAAGTTCGCCATCTAACCAATACTCCACCCATGTGGTTGTTTCGTTGTCATTATCCAATGAACCTTCACGCTTTTCAAGCAATGATTCGTCCATATCACCTTTGGTTGTGGTAATCAATTTGAACTCCTAATAAGAGCCGCCGTAGCGGTGTTGGCTGGCATTGTGATTGTAAATGTAACGGTAGATATTTTGTCAGAACCAAAATCTAAAACGGCGATAGATTTGTTGCCCTGACTGGAGTTATAGATCAAAGCACCACGGGCTGTAATAACGCCCGTCCATGAGATATTGGGAAAACCTACAAAAGCTGTGTATCCAGAAGACGATACCGTTACAGGCGTTAATATCGCCCCACCAGCAGCGTAAGTGCCTGTATTAGCTACTTCATTAGCTGCGCTGTACACCGTTGTTGTTTCGTTTAAATCTGCGCTAGCCGTATACAAAGCAATCTTGATAACGTCAGTTGTCAAGTCATGTATGCCTTGATAAAGCTCTGTTTTAAACGATGTGGTTTGGGTTTGGGCAATAGTCATCAGGTCACCGCCTGTCTAAATTGTCCAGAACGATAAGCATCTTGACGCTCCATACCATCACCAAGACGCTTGGCCAACGCAAGAGCTTCCATGAACTTCTGGTTGTACAGCGCCATCATGTCAGTTTCACCCTTCATGTAGGTATAAGCCTCAACCAATGAGCCGTACAACAACACCGTGTCAAAGTTATCACCCAGCCATGACCGTCCATCAGAGTTAGTTACAGTACTAATTAACACTGAAAAGCCAGAACCTGTACTGCCAATGCTTGTAGCAGAGGCCGACAAAGACCCACCAGCCGTATATTGTAAGCCACCATTTGTAAGAGTTACGGCTGTTACCGCACCGCCAGAAACAGTAACCGTTGCTAGCGCCCCGCTACCTGTACCGCCAGTCAGGGGCACATTAAAATAAGTGCCTGTTGTATATGCGCTACCGCCAGTAATTGCACCAAGAGTAGCAACGGGGCTTTGCACAATTGACTCGGGGTAGTGGTAATAGTGCAACTCAACGCTGTAACTTGCGTCGGCTGTTGGTCCTAATATGAACGAGAGTTCGTCATAGACTACAGAATTTAATACCGTTGGGCCAAACAGTGCGTAGTACTTGGGAATCCCAACATCTGTCGTAGGGTTAGGGTACGATTGACGAATAAAGTTAACGTCTTTGTTAAGCAAGTATTCATAGTTGCCATTACTGTCAACAACCGCCATAGAATACACGGCTAAGAAGTCCAGAGGGCAGTCTAAATATTTTGTGTTTATTGCAACAGTACTTGTCACGTTCTTACGAATCGAAGGAAACTGCAGCGAGTTATAAATACGCTGCTCAGCCTGCATCACAAAGACAGGAATCTCCGCCACGAAGTTAGTCTCCGTGTTCTCTGTATACGCTTGAATAGCGTTACTGAGTTCGGTGTAGGTCATGCCATTGGGCCCCTAGCAATTGTGCCTTTGGTTGCCGCGCCGTTACCACGGGTGACGATACCAGTTGTTTTAGCTTCTGGTGCTGACCTGCGGTTAATGCCTGCAACAGACATATTAACTGTAGACGCATCGCTTCGGTCAGGGCGGGAATTAGAAGCAGCTTTAACAGGCTTGCCCGTCATAGTGTGTGGAGGCGCATAGACCTTGGCATCGCCAACTTCTTTACCCATTACTTTTTTGCTGAACGTGGCCATAATTAACCTCGCTTTTGATTAGCAACTTTAGCCAGACCACGACCCATAGCCTTCATGTTAGCGTTGGTCTTGCCACCTTTGGCTAATTTAGTCATAGGCTTACCGGGATGCAGCTTTTTCTCGTGCTTATGTACAGCACCAGCCACCATTTTTTTATCCTGTTTCATATCATTCATTTTAAGCTCCTAAGATATTGTTACTGTACCAACATTTGTCGTTGCCACCAAGTAGTTTGGAGTCAATGCCACATCAAAATTACTAGCCCCGCCAACCGGATACCAGCCCCATTGAAACACCCTGCTACCGCCCTCTGGATACCCAAACCCATCAGGGGCTGTACTGTTAGTTAATAGTATCTGTAAACCGCTAGTTCCCGACTGTGTATAGCTTACATCAGGACGCGGCTCTCGTACAGCTTGTGGATCATCCACGGGGTACATACCCAACTGCAGTTGAGGTTGATCAGGGTCCCAACACTCAGGACACACTTTTATGTTGAACAAGCGTGTCTTGATAATTTCTTTCTTCAGGTTTTTAAGCATGTACCGCTGACCACACCTATCGCACTCTGCAATACTATTTTTGCCTGAAGCGTATCTACTTGACATACATCACCTGTAGAACGACTGTCTTGGAACATAACGAGCAGGAGCCTTCTCGCGGTCTTCCTGCGACGCCAATGTCCATTGTTCTTCGTAGGCCGCTTTAAGCATCCCAATACGCTCCATAGACACGTCAGGGCGCTTAGAACCAACATAATAGGCTAGACCAGCCACCACGCATGGAATCAGCCGGAATGGGATATCCTGCACGTTAACGCCGTTGCCAGCGTCTTGCATGCGGCGCATACGCCAGTAGACAAACACATACTGATCCCCAGGGGCATTGGGCGTAGGCCACACGTTCACACACGTGAGGTTATTAACCGTTACGGTAGCGCTAATTGCGTGAGATGCGGCAGTTGTATTAGTGCTGCCATTGTACTGACCACGATAACAATTAAGTAGTTGATTACCGCTGACGTTAGCGTAGAAGATTGTTTCTGAATCAATTGTGATAAATCCTGTTGCAGGTAGGCTTGTAGTAGAACTAAGAGTAATAGTTGTGTCTGTTGCCGCTACCGTTGCTGCTACAGTTGCCGTAGACAAATAACTTTGATTAGATTGCCGGTTAATCCACATCTGAATAGGACGACCTTGAGCCAGCTTGTTTGGCAGCGTTGACCACGTTGATTCAGAAATGCGGCTAATGTTGATATCAATCTGGTTGATCGTAGTCGCCTGTGTACGGATAACTTGATCTAACAGATCAATCGTAGTATTAGGCAAAGCATAGACGCCCTGCCCAGTGTTCATTACGAATTGGCCTTGCTCAATAGTCCATAAATTGATGCCACGGTTAGCCCATTCAATCGTAAGCATATTGAAAGACCGGCGTGCGGTACGAAACTCATAGCCAGTACGAACCTCAATACCCGCCCGCTCATACGCTTCTTCAACGATATCGTTAAAGTCTAGGTTAAATGCGGAGGTTCCTGAAGTGCTAGCCATTATCTAAATCCCGCTGTTTTCTTTGCAATTGTTTTAGGTTGAGCTACGAATTGTTTGCCGGCGGCTTTTCCGGCTCGCTTGGCTTTGGTCGTCGCAGCGTACTCACTAGAGCTGAGACTTTTGATCGCAGCTTTTGGAAGATATCGTTCACCAGTGTCAGAAGATTTTTTACCACTTTTGGTTGTCCAATCTTGTTTGCCCCAATCTTTGAGAGACTGTTGCGGTTTAGCTAAGCCACCACCTGCCATTTTCTTCTTTCCAGCGCAGTGGGCCTTCTCTGAGAAACCTTTTGGGGCATCACAGTTTATGGCTTTCTTGCGTTTGTCAGACCACTTAGTCACGATACCCGCCACCTGCTGCTTTGTACCGTTTAGCCATGACCTGCGCTTTTCTTGCACTCCACTGACCTGCACCCGTACCAACAATTGCCGCAGCTTTGACGCTGTTAAAAATCCGTTTACGTAAACTAGGCTTGGTGTAGTTACCCGCTTCGTTTACTTTAGATTTTACTTTCCCACCCTCTTTATACTGGGTAAAGTCAGTGTCATCCCGCCGGGCTTTCTTAACGCCCTTTGGCATTTTAGAGGGAGAAATGTCACCCATGCCACGGCTTGCTCTCATGATTAAGCCTTTGTCTTTCCGCGAACGGCGCAGCCATCAGCGCGGCTAGAAGCTGAACCACCTTTAGATAGTTTCTTCATAGGGACGGATGCGCCGTCTTTATCCTGTGGAGGCTTACCTTTTTCAACAGTGTAAATACCAGCGTCTTGTTTACGCTCGTAATCAGCAAGTTCTTTAGCTGTAGGGCCGCCTTGCTTGCCTCGCCCTGCGCCAGCATTGTAATCAGCCATATTAGCTCCTTAACAGGCTCTGCCGCCGCTTTTCATAGTGATCATCTTGCCTTTGGTTTTACCCTTAGACTCAATGCCACCACCTTTAGCCATGCCGCCTTTATTCATGAAGATAGGCACTTTTTTGCCGTCTTTCATCTTCATAGGCATGCCGCCTTTTTTCATGCCCATACCGCCCATACCGCCCATAGAAGTATCAGCCATAGGAGTAGGCTTCTTCATGCCGTCTTTAGCCATGCTCATACCTTTTTTCATCACAGGTTTACCCATACTTGAAGCCATATCACCACCTCTTTTAAAAGTTTTGCCTTTATCGGCATCGTTGAACTCTTTGCCCACGGACTGTGGGACGCCTGCTTTCTTAGCAAAAGATGGGTTATTAGCCACCGCTGCCATGAAATTGTGTTGTTTTTTACTCACTGACGGCATTATCTGCCTTCTTGCGATTAGTTAAATTACGGACAGTATCTGTCTCCCAGATACGAAGCCCAAGGTAAATAATTGTAAACAGAGAAGCCAAAGGCGGAAGCCATGTAACCATAACGCCAACAGTTGTTAAGACTGCTGCGCCATCTGCAACTACTTTAGCTGTGTCGTGTTGAGTCATGTTAACAATTCCACGCTCTAAGAGCTTTGTTGATCCGTGAATCCGGATCGTTGGCTGTTTTGGCAGAGGTTAGCTTCTTTTTCATCCCGCCCATCCGCGCACAGAACGAGTCTTTGCGAGAGCCGCCTTCCGGCTGGGGACGTTTCAAATTCATACCTTGCGCTTTTGCGGAGGCTCGGCCTTTGGCGTTCAAGCCGCCCTTCTCGGACTTGCCTTCTTTCCTCTGCCATGCGGGGGACTTAGCCATAGAAAATTGTGACTGAACCTACGTTCGTCACAGTTCCATGAACATTAGTACTGAACAAAACACCCTCGCCCGGAAATATAAGATACGTAGGTTGCGTAGCAGAAGCCACGGTGTTAAGCGTCATAACGGTTGTGCCGCCTGACCCACCATCTTTAAACACCACACTACCAGCCGTGCCTGTCGGAACCATGTAGACGGCTTTGACCCTTGTTCTAATAAGAGCAGTAGGTGTCTGATTGGTAAATTGCCCCGTAGCAGTTAACGGCACACTTGCTAATACATCAGTTTGCATCGACATAGGATGCTCCTAATTAAGCAGTGCGCGTGAACGCGTATGCTGTTGCGCTAGAGAACATGATAGTGAAACGGGCTAAACCTGTTACACCAGAGGCAACAGTCAAGTCACCAAAAGTACCTGCGGCGGCGGCGGCATCAACAGCGCCAGTAGACAAAACACCGTTTGTAGCTACAGCAATAGTCACTGTGTTTGCGCCAGCGGTGTTGTCAATGAACAAATCCAACACAGTACCTTGAGTAGCGCTTACAGCGGCTCCCAACAGAGTGCCAGTTGGCAAAGTGATGACTGTAGCGGCGGCTGAAGTAGAAGTGATGTAGCCAGTAGCAACTTGGGCCGCAGTTGCTGTGGCCGTTGCGTTAATTGCGTTTGCGGCTGTGGGGGAGTGATCGGTAATGAAGCCGTTTAAAGATACGACTGGGCCGGAGAACGTGGTACGTGCCATGATTTTTCCTTACATACAAGTTAAGTGCATTAGTCTGTATGTCGTCAGCCGGGACTGTCTAATGCACCGGATAAGCCCGGGTTAAAAGCAATATACAACAAAAGAAAAGGGGGCGCAAGCCCCCTTCTCTATAAACGCATTAAGCGCCGGGTGAGCCAAACATACCCAGAGGGTCTGAGAAGCCAAAAGAATAACGCTCGCGTGATTTATAGCGCACGTTACCTGTGTCAAAGTCGCCATCCATGCTGTTAGACAAAGGTGAGCGAATGAAGTGCTTCATGCCGTTAGGCACATCTGTACACAAGAACCAAGCATTGGTATCTGTCAAGTAGTTGTTGACAGTGTAGCCTCCGGGAATTGAACCGTTGTTCTTCAATGCATTGATGTCGTTGTCAGCTGTAGAAACACGCAACTCGGTTTCGAGCAGGCGGGTTGCAACGAACTGCAATGCAGGAGGAACGATCAATTTCTTAGGCTTGGAAGCAATCAACAGTCCACGCTCATCTGTCCAACCAGCGATTTGAATAACGGCGGCTTCCAAAGAAGTCTCGTTCAAATCGGCAGCTGTAGATGGAGTGTTACTGTTTACACCACCAGTAATCAAGGGATGCGATGTTGAGAACAAAGCTACACCGTCACCACCAGCATAAACACCACCTGAGAAGCCATTGTTTAATATGGCGGCGGCTTTAGTTTGCTTGGTGTAAGCCATAGCGCGGGCCAAAGCTTTTGTATAACGTGCAGACAAAGAGTCATACAAGTTATCTTCAATAGCTTCTTCAGTCAAACTGAAGCCCAATGCAATGGTTTCGTGGTTGTAACGAGCTGTCCATGCTTCCTGTGCATTGTCATAGCTGATGGCAGAGCCTTCATTTTTGACTGGTGCGGCAGAAAAAC